TCCCCCCATTTCGACGCGTCGCGAAGAAATGGTTGGAGAGGAGCACCTGGTCTCTATCTGGTGACACCCGTCATCAGATAGAACCCGCAGAGGAAACTCCACCATGTCTACCTTCTCTGATCGGAAGCGCGACCTTATCTTTAAAGATAAGGAAGTGCTCAATCAGAAGCAATACTACTTGGGTGGCCTTCTTAGCGATAAGAATGCGCCACCTAGTAGTATTACTGGTAGGCAGAGGACCATGTCCTGGAACAATACGAGCTGGTGGGTTCTCCAAGAGCTTAACAAGATGGCCCGAGAGGGCAAACTTGTTAAGGAATCTCAGGGAGGTTACTCCGTTGCTCGTAGGCAGGATGCTGGTAGCCCTTTCACCACTAGCCGTCATGAGTACAAAGATAATTCTCGAATTATCTCTAGTACTAATTCGGCTGGTAGTTGGGACTACTCTCAATCGGGACCGCTATATGCGTTCGCCGATTTCGTCGGACCGAGTTCATCCGTGTGGCCTCTCGTCGATGACATCTCGTTGCAAAACGAGATGCTCGCCTTGGGGACAACCGCGATTGCTCGGACTATTCCGACGAATCCTGCTGCGGGAATGGCGCAATTCTTAGGCGAGCTACGCGAGGGCCTTCCAAAGGTCCCCGGGGCTAATCTCATCGGTAAGAAGGGTACTCCCGGCGGTTACGCCGATGAGTACCTCAATTACCAGTTTGGGATTAGTCCTCTCGTCAAGGATTTCCAAGAGATTGGACGAGCAGTGAAGAACGCAGAAATGCGTCTTTCACAGCTTCGGCGCGATTCAGGTCGCTTAGTGCGACGCCGCTATCAGTTTCCAGTGGTCCGTACTGTTGACCCACTCCAGACGGTTTCTACCAACTGGTTTGGGGCTCCGGCACGTAATGTGACGGGGGCCTCGGCAGGGGCCTACAGTAAGGGCGGCACGCTCACCAAGGAGCGAGTTACTGAAACTCGCGCTTGGTTTTCCGGATCGTACACCTATTTCTATCAAGAGGGCTCTAGAGTCCTCGATAGACTTAGGCGTGCGGAGCAGGGCGCTAACGCCGTGCTCGGAGCCAGGCTTACGCCTGAGCTCCTATGGGAGCTTACGCCGTGGAGTTGGGCTGTCGACTGGGTTTCGAATCTGGGAGATGTCATACATAATCTCTCAGCATTCACCAGAGACGGCCTTGTCATGCCATGGGGGC